GTGGAACTACGAAGGATTTATTGATGAGCACGGAAGCCCAGTCTTCAATACTCCGGATCATGAAGTCTTCGATCCACATGGGGAATTAATAGATATAGGTGTTATAGACAGTTGGCAAAACGAAGCTGACGGTTTAAAAAATGATCAAGACGCGTTAAACGAATTTTACAGGCAGTTTCCAAGAACTACTGAGCATGCGTTTAGAGATGAGACTAAAAACAGTATATTCAACTTAGTCAAACTATATGAACAAATAGATTACAACGAAGAAATGTCTAGAACATTAGGTATTACTAAAGGTAATTTTCAATGGGTTAACGGCGTTAAAGATTCACAAGTAATATTTTACCCAGATCCTAAAGGTAGATTTAAAGTAAGTTGGGTGCCACCAACAAATATACAAAACAAAGTTGTAATTAAAAATGGGGTTAAACACCCAGGTAATGAGCATATGGGTGCTTTTGGTTGTGACAGTTACGATATATCAGGAACTGTAGATGGTAAAGGTTCCAAAGGTGCTTTACACGGGCTAACAAAGTTTAGTATGGAAGACGCGCCAGCTAATACATTTTTTTTAGAGTATTTAGCTAGACCACAAACTGCAGAGATGTTCTTTGAAGACGTTCTAATGGCATTAGTATTTTACGGGATGCCTTTACTTGCAGAGAACAATAAACCTCGTCTATTGTATTATTTAAGAAGACGTGGTTACAGAGGATTTAGCATGAATAGGCCAGATAAAATATGGAATAAATTATCTGTAGCAGAAAAAGAAATTGGTGGTATACCTAACTCAAGTGAAGATATAAAACAAGCTCATGCCGCGGCTATTGAAATGTATATACAAAGCCACGTAGGCATGGCACAAGATGGTACTTTTGGAAATTGTTATTTTAATGAATTATTAAATGACTGGGCAAAATTTGACATTAACAAAAGAACAAAGCATGATGCATCTATAAGCTCTGGTTTAGCTATCATGGCAAACAACAGACACTTGTATAGGCCAAATGCTAAAATAGAAAAACCAAAACTAAACATAAGTATTGCTAAGTATACAAACAAAGGCAGTACATCTAAATTAATTAATAAATAAATATGGCTGTAAAAAGTTATTTCCCATCTCAAGTTGTAAGTGACTTAGAAAAAATGAGTCACGATTATGGCTTAAAAGTTGCTAAAGCTATTGAAGCTGAGTGGTTTCACGTAGATAGAGGTTCAAACAGGTATAGAACAAATCATAATAATTTTCATAACCTGAGATTATACGCTAGGGGTGAGCAATCAATACAAAAATACAAAGACGAATTATCTATAAACGGTGATTTATCTTATCTTAATTTAGACTGGACGCCAGTACCTATTATACCTAAATTTGTTGATATAGTTGTAAATGGTATTGCAGAAAGAACATACGATATAAAAGCATACTCACAAGATCCTTATGGTGTTGCTAAAAGAACTGAGTACATGGAGTCTATACTTAAAGATATGAGAACTCAAGAACTTGCAGACTTTGCACAGCAACAAATGGGTATTGATATTAGAGAAAATAAAAAAGAAGAATTACCAGGTTCAGAAGAAGAGTTAAAGCTACACATGCAATTAACGTACAAGCAGTCTATAGAGCTAGCTGAAGAACAAGCTTTAAGAGTTTTATTTGAAGGTAATGATTACGAATTAATAAAGAAAAGATTTTATTACGATTTAACTGTATTAGGTATAGGCGCTGTAAAAACTAATTTTAATACTTCAGAAGGTGTTACTATTGACTATGTTGATCCTGCTGATTTAGTTTATTCATATACAGAATCACCTTATTTTGACGATATATATTATGTTGGTGAAGTAAAAAATATTCCAATAAACGAGCTTATAAAACAATTTCCACATTTAACTCAAGAAGATTTAGAAGACGTAATAAAAAACAAAACTTACAACCAAGCCAACTACCAAAATAATTCTTACAACTCTAAAGAAGAAGACAATAATAAAGTTCAAGTTTTATATTTTAATTATAAAACTTATATGAATGAAGTTTACAAGGTAAAAGAAACAGGTACTGGTGCTGATAAAATATTGGAAAAAGATGACACTTTTAACCCACCTGAAGATGCAGATAATTTTAGCAAACTACATAGGTCTATAGAATGTCTTTATGAAGGTGCTGTAATACTTGGTACTAAAAAATTACTTAAATGGGAAATGTCTAAAAACATGATGAGACCTAAAAGTGATTTTACTAAAGTAAAAATGAATTATAACATAGTAGCTCCTCGTATGTATAAAGGTCGTATAGAGTCTTTAGTAAAGCGTATAACAGGTTTTGCTGATATGATACAACTAACACATTTAAAGCTACAACAAGTGTTGTCGCGCATGGTGCCAGACGGTGTTTATTTAGATGCTGATGGTTTAGCGGAAATAGATTTAGGTAATGGCACAAACTACAGCCCACAAGAAGCTTTAAACATGTTTTTTCAAACAGGATCTGTTATAGGTAGATCATTTACTTCTGAAGGCGATATGAATCCAGGTAAAGTACCTATTCAAGAAATAACAAGTGGTAGTGGTGGTAACAAAATGCAAGCTCTAATTGGTAACTACAATTATTACTTACAAATGATAAGAGATACTACAGGGCTTAACGAAGCTAGAGATGGTAGCATGCCAGATAAAAACGCTTTAGTTGGAGTGCAAAAACTAGCTGCCGCTAATTCTAACACAGCAACAAGACATATACTACAAGCTGGTTTATTTTTAACATCTGAAACGGCTGAATGTTTATCACTTAGAATAGCTGATATTATAGAGTATTCTCCAACAAAAGATGCTTTTATACAACAAATAGGTAATCACAACGTTGCTACATTAGAAGAAATGAACGAGCTACATCTTTATGATTTTGGTATATTTATAGAATTAGCACCAGACGAAGAAGAAAAAGCGTTGTTAGAAAACAATATACAAGTTGCTGTTGCTCAACAAGCTATAGATTTAGAAGATGCTATTGATCTTAGAGAAATTAAAAATATAAAGCTAGCAAATCAATTGTTAAAGATACGTAGAGCTAAAAAGCTACAAAGAGATCAAATGATGCAACAACAAAACATGCAGATGCAAGCTCAGACAAACATGCAAACTCAACAAGCCGCTGCTCAAATGGAAGCTCAAAAAAACCAAATGAAATCACAAGCAGAAGCACAGCTAATTCAAATGCAAGCTCAAATAGATTCTCAAAAAATGCAACAAGAAGTTCAGCATAAAAAAGAATTAATGAATATAGAGTTTCAAATGAACATGCAGTTAGAAAATAACAAGAACCAAACTGTTAGTGCTAAAGAAAAAGAAAAAGAAGATCGTAAAGATCAAAGAACAAAAATACAAGCCACACAACAAAGTGCGCTTATAGATCAAAGAAAAAATGAAAAACCACCTAAAAACTTTGAGTCTGCAGGTAATGATACCTTAGGAGGCGGATTTAATTTAGGTGCTTTTGACCCTAGATAAAAAATTATTAACTATTATTATATTATATTATGGAAGAAAAAAAGGATGTAGTTGAAGAAACTACAAAAGACAACATAACAAAAGTTGATCTTAGTAAAAAACAAATAAATAAAGATGACAACATTGTTAAAGTAAATTTAGATAAACCACCAACACCAAAAGAAGATGAAGTTAAACAAGAAGTTACAAAAGATAACGCTGACGACGGCGGAGTGGTTGAGCTCGTTGAAGATGCCGACACCACAGAAAAACAAGAAGAAGTACAACCGGAAGCTGAAGCACAAGAAACTCCAGTATTAGAAGAAGTTACTGAAGAAGAAGTTAAAGAAGAAGTAAAAAACTTAGAAGAGGAAGCTCAAGCAGCTATGTTAGAATCTGCAGAAGCTGGTAAAGCTTTGCCTGAAAATTTGCAAAAAGTTGTAGATTTTATGGAAGAAACTGGTGGTACACTAGAAGATTATGTAAGACTTAATCAAGACTTTTCTAGTTATGATGATATGACAGTTCTTAAAGAGTATTACAAACAAACAAAATCTCACTTAACAGACGATGAAATTAGTTTTTTAATAGAGGACTCATTTTCGTATGATGAAGAAGAAGATGAAGAAAGAGAGATTAAAAAGAAAAAAATAGCGTTAAAAGAGCAAGTTGCCAACGCTAAAAGCCACTTAGACGGGCAAAAGTCTAAATACTATGAAGAGGTTAAAGCTGGTTCTAGGTTAACTACCGAACAACAAAAAGCTGTAAACTTTTTCAATAGATACAACAAAGAGTCGGAAGAGACTAATAAAATAGCGGAAAAACAAACTAACACTTTTAAATTAAAAACTAAAGAAGTTTTTAACGATAAATTCAAAGGTTTTGAATACAACGTCGGAGATAAGAGGTATAGGTTTAATGTGAAAAATGCTAATGAAGTTAAAGAAACCCAAGGTGATATTAATAATTTTGTCAAGAAGTTCTTGAATGAAAATAATGAAATGTCAGATGCTAAAGGTTATCATAAATCTTTATTTACAGCAATGAATCCCGACGCTATTGCT